AATGGCAGTAAGATATTGGCAGCTTCTACGTCTGCGAGTGCTGTCCGAGGTATGTCATTTAACATCCTCTTTCTCGACGAGTTCGCGTTTGTCCCAAATCACATTGCTGACTCGTTCTTTGCATCTGTTTATCCTACTATTACTTCTGGTAAAAGCACAAAGGTAATTATCGTATCCACACCACACGGAATGAATCATTTCTACCGTATGTGGAGTGATGCTGAAAAAGGAAAGAATGAATATATTCCAACTGATGTTCACTGGAGTGAAGTTCCAGGAAGAGATGATGCATGGAAAGAACAAACAATTGCAAACACATCAGATCAGCAATTTAAGATTGAGTTTGAGTGTGAGTTCCTAGGATCTATTGATACACTCATCGCTGCAAGTAAATTGAAAGCATTGGTTTATGATAATCCTTTAAAATCTAATGCAGGATTAGATGTATATGATGAACCACAAAAAGATCATGATTATTTAATTACAGTTGATGTGGCAAGAGGTGTTGGCGAAGATTATTCTGCATTTATTTGTGCTGATATTACATCTTTCCCACATAAAATAGTTGCAAAGTATAAAAATAATGATATCAAACCGATGTTATTTCCTAACATCATATATGAAGTAGCAAAAAATTATAATAGCGCATATATTCTTTGTGAAGTAAATGATGTTGGTGATCAGGTAGCATCACTTCTTCACTATGATCTCGAATATTAGAATGTTTTGATGTGCTCTATGAGAGGTAGAGCAGGACAAGTTGTTGGACAAGGTTTCTCCGGTAAAAAAACTCAGTTAGGAGTTAAGATGTCCAAGACTGTCAAGAAGGTTGGAGCACTCAATCTCAAGACAATGATTGAAGAGAATAAACTTCTTTTCAATGACTTAGATATTATATCAGAACTTACCACGTTTATTTCAAAGAACAATTCATTTGAAGCAGAAGATGGTTGTCATGATGACTTAGCAATGTGTCTTGTCATCTATGCATGGTTAGTTGCTCAAGACTATTTTAAAGAACTCACCGATCAGGATATTAGAAAACGACTTTACGAAGAGCAGAAAAATCAGATCGAACAAGACATGGCACCCTTTGGATTCATGGATGACGGACTTGGTGAAGAAAGTTTCACCGATGACGAAGGTGAAAGATGGTTTAATACATCTGAATATGGAGAAACTGCTGGTGGCATGGATTATATGTGGAAGTACTGATGATTAAATTTTTAAACTTATTAAGTGATATTGTTGATCCAAATTGGTGGGCAGAGGTTATTGGTAAAAAATCTGGTTTACATGGTTTAGTAAGTAAAACAAATAAATTTAAAGAATGGAAGTTAAAGCAACCATTATGGAAACAAACTTTTATCGAAGTGTTAATGTACACACTTTTAGCATTAGCATTTGAACCAGTGTTAAACATGTTAGGTTATTCGATGCTTCCTTGGAGATGGTTCTAGTGGATTTAGATAAGCAGATAAAATTAGGGCATCTGCTTCTAAATGATAGGAAGTGTAGAGCGTGTGGCGAGACTAAAAACTTAATAGAAGGATTTTACAGAACAAGAAAAGATAGAGGAGCAGTTGCATCGTCATATTCTTATGAATGCAAAGACTGCACTATTAAAAGAATACTTGATAAAAGAAAGAAACAAACACCATTTATTGATTGGGACTATCCAGATTGGTAGTTCACGTCACGTTTCCCCGCTGAAAATAGTCGTAATTCTAAATATTCTTAGATAAACTGAGACAACGGAGAAAAACATGGCGACTCCTCAATTATCTCCTGGGATACTTGTAAGGGAGGTTGATGTAACTGTAGGAAGAGCTGATAATGTTCTTCAGAACAATGGCGCAATTGCCGGCCCCTTTAGTCTGGGCCCTGTTTCTGAAGCTATTGATATTACTACAGAAGCAGAACTGATCGAAGTATTCGGACAACCTATCTCAACTGATAGACACTACGAATACTGGATGACTGCTTCATCTTTCCTCTCTTATGGCGGAAGATTAAAAGTCGCCAGAGTTGATGGTGCGAACCTTAACAACGCCAATGCTGGTGTAGGAATTGCTTCCACATCTCTAAAAATCAAGAACTTCGATGACTATAACGCAAGTTATAGTTCTGCAACAGATTTCTACTATTCTGCAAAGAATCCTGGAACTTATCTCAACGACTTAAAAGTTGCTACTATTGATGACTTCGGCGATCAAGTAATTGGTATTACAACTAATGATCCCGGATTATCCAACTTCACGGTTGGTTTTGGTGTTACCATGGCACTATCAGGAACTGAGGCAGGTGTAGGTACAACTAAAGATGTTGATGGATTCTTAAAAGGAATTATAACTGGAGTAACAACTGACTCAACTAACAGTGCAAGTAGCATTGTTGTTAAGGTTGTATCAAGAGTATCTGGTGCAGGAACTGAAACTGCTATTGATTATGTTCAGTCAGATCCACTAAAATCTTTCCAATCTGGATCCACAATTATTCCTGTAAACAACTCAGGAATTAATACCGGTAAAGGAATTGGAGTTTTTGCCGGTGCTGCTGGCACTATAACTGATTGGTATGATGGACAGACATTAGGGCTGTCAAATTCAACTGTCTTCTGGAAAGCAATTGCTCCTAAACCAGTTTCTAGTAAGTATGTTACCGACAGAAGTGGTAAAGGTGATGGAATGCACGTTGTTGTCGTAGATGACACAGGTTCTGTTACTGGAATTAAAGGAAATATTCTTGAAAAGAATACTTTCATGTCCAAGGCATTTGATACTGTATCTGCTTTAGCATCACCAGAAAGAACTTACTATAAGGATTACCTCGCACAAGGTTCTAAGTATCTGTATGCTGGTGGAAATGTTTCCTCTGCTGAAGATAGTTTCCATGGAACAAAACCAGTTGCAACTGGATTCTCTGCTTCCTTTACTCCTTTCACAACATCAGAAGGACTATTTGGACAAGATGCCCAAGGTGTAACATTCAGTGCTATTGGTAATAAAACTTACACTCTTACAAATGGTAAGGACTATAGCGGAACAGACAACAAAGGAATGTCTGCTTCACTTGGAAGTGTCAGTACTGGATATGATTTATTCTCCAATAAAGATGAAATTGAAGTAGATTTTCTTCTGATGGGCCCTGGTTGTACCACTGAGGCAGAATCTCAAGCAAAAGCGAATAAACTGATTTCTATTGCTGAACTCAGAAAAGATTGTGTTGCTTGTATCTCTCCACATAGAAATAACGTTGTAGATGTCTCTTCAACTACAGATCAAACAAATAACGTTATTAAGTTCTTCAGTTCACTAAGTTCTTCTTCATTCGCTGTCTTTGATAGTGGATACAAGTACACTTATGATAGATTTAACAATCAGTTCCGTTATATTCCAACAAATGGTGATGTTGCAGGACTGATGGTTAGAACTGAAATTGAACAGTTCCCCTGGTTCTCTCCTGCAGGACAGCAAAGAGGTATTCTCAATAATGCAATCAAACTTGCATTTAACCCCAATAAGTCACAAAGAGATTCTCTCTATGAAGCAAGAGTTAACTCTATTGTAACACTACCTGGTACTGGTACTGTTCTTTACGGCGATAGAACAGGACTTAGTTTTGCTTCCGCATTTGATAGAATCAATGTTCGTCGTCTTTTCCTTACAGTTGAAAAAGCACTGGAAGGACTTGCAAACGATCAACTCTTTGAGTTCAACGATGAGATTACAAGATCTCAGTTTACTAATGCTGTTGAACCTTACCTTCGTGATGTTCAAGCTAAGAGAGGACTGTATGACTTCCGCGTCATTTGCGATTCCTCTAATAACACTCCTGACATTGTTGACAACAATGAATTCAGAGCAGACATCTTCCTTAAGCCCACCAAGTCAATCAACTATGTCACCTTGACATTTGTTGCTACACGAACAGGTGTTGCTTTTGATGAAGTAACTGGCAGAGTTTGATTTAATAATACAATAATCACGGAGGAACTAACTAATGTCAAACTTAAGAACAATCACCAACTTTAAATCCGCCCTCAGAGGGGGCGGTGCCCGCCCCAATTTATTTGAAGTTAACATGAATTGGCCGGCTGGAGATGATATGGGATCATGGGGCAATTCCGTAGAGGAGGAATTTCAATTTCTCTGCAAGGCAGCTGCATTACCTTCTTCAAACATTACACCAATTGAAATTCCTTTTAGGGGAAGAACACTCAAAGTAGCTGGTGACAGAACCTTTGACGTTTGGACAATTACTGTTATCAACGACGAAAACTTCAGAATTAGAACTAAGTTTGAGGAGTGGATGAATGGTATTAGCAAATTAACTGATGCATCTGGTGCAACTAATCCAAATTCATATATGGCTAGTGCTGTTGTTAATCAACTTGGTA